CATACGTACATCATGTCAAAGACCATAACATTTGGAGCGTTCGAATATGAGTATTCGCAGACCTTACCATTGGTTGGCGGGCCTAAGGACAATAGGCCCGTTGATTATCCAACGGAGGTGCATTACAAAAATATCGAGCCTTCGGTTAACATAACCAAAACAGTCGAACCCCCCCGCACTAGCGAACCAATCAAAGGTGCGATATTGGAGGGTGTGCCAATTCAAGTGGTGTCTCAATCTGAGGCTTCTACTCTTCAGGCAGTCAAGAAACGGTGTGATCATGCCCCTCATAAGGAGGTTAGTGGCTCGTTCATTGAGGGCCACGAGTTGCTCATGGCCAAGATCCATGAGCGCGAGACTATACTTCCGGACATGGATATGATTCGCGCTTATCTCGACGAGATGAGTGGCGTAAAGCGGGAGAGGTTGCAGGAGTTGTTGGATTCGCAGGACTTCACGCTACCTGGGTATACGGACAAGGTTGTTTTTGCAAAATCGGAGGCGCTTTTGAAGAATGATGGGGCCATGCCACGTGTCGTCTATCAGGGAGGCGACATGTACAACCTAGTCATGGGTTCCATCGTTTTCTACCTGTCTCGTCGCATTGCTGAAGAGTTATCCCGTACCAATCCCCTTAACGTGGGGAATGAAGTCATATATTGTGTCGGGATGACTGCAGACGAGATCGCAAACATTGTGCATAACACCCCCGGGCAGGCATGTGAATCTGATTTCAAGAACAACGACGGCACGCAGCCGGCGGGTGTTCGTAAGCGAGAGGCCATGTTTTATTACAAACTTGGCGCACCTGTGTGGTTTGTACGTGAATTTGCAGCAAATACGTCGGTGAGGGTATTCACACGATATGGATTGCGGGGAAAGGTTAGCGGCCAACGTTGGTCCGGCGAGGTCACCACGACCACCGGCAACGGGTATGTCAATGCATGCGTTAGCCTAGCAGCCCTCCGGGAAGCCGGTGTAAAGAAGTCTACCACACTTGTGTATGGGGATGACAATTTGACGTACACACTGGAAGAGCGCGCGGATGTAGCCGCCGCTATGTCCAGTGTGTCAGCAAGTTTTGGGATGGAAGCTGAAACAAAGCTACCCGAAAGGCGCGAGCAAGCGACCTTTTTGCGTAAGCGTTTCGTCCCAAGCGCACA